TTCCCTCAGCTTATGTTGTCTTTCCTAATATAAGTTTTGATCATGATTTAATTCATAAAGAACTTAAAAAAATAAAATACGATAAATGTGATGGTGCTGAAACACAAATTACAAAAAGTAATAAGATCTTTAATGAAATAAAAAAGGGAAAAGAGTTAAAAAATGTTTTAGAAATATATGTGCGCTCTGCAATTCAAGAAGTATTTAGATATAGAATAGATGTTAATTTAGTAAATATGTGGGGTACAAAAACAGCTAAGAGTGTTGTTGGAGAAGCACATTCACATAATAATTTTTGGTTTACATGTTGTTATTATCCTCATGGTACAAGCAAAGATAAATATAAAATAAGATTCTACCCACAAATAAAACAGCATTATGATATACCAGTAATACATTACAATGAATTAAATTGTTTATCATGGGCACAAGAAATAAAAAAAGGTGACTTAATAGTTTTTCCAGCAAACATAAATCACAGAATAGAGTTGAATGAATCAAACACAACAAGATATTCTATAGCTGCTAATTTTTTACCAAAAGGAAAAATAGGTGAAAAGGATGGAGAATTAACTTTATAGTTATGGATAAAAATTTAGAAAAATACATAATAAAAATAGAAAATTTTTTAGATAAAGATACCTGTAAAAAAGGAATAAAAGAGATAGAAAAATCTAACAAATGGGAACCGCATATCTTTCATAATGAACAAACACGAGAGTTAGAAAATTTATCAGGTAAATACGAAAACGATATGTTAACAGACGGTAGTTTAAAACTATCAAAAAAGATTATGGATGAATTATGGCATGGTATTAAAGGTTACATTGGTAGTTTAGATATGCCGTGGTTTGGTGGTTGGTGTGGATATTCATTAGTAAGATACAATAGATATCACAGCAAGAAAAAAATGGCCTTACACTGTGATCATATTACGACTCTATTTGACGGAGAAAAAAGAGGTGTTCCAATATTAAGTTGTTTAGGTGTATTAAATGATAATTACGAAGGTGGTGATTTTATTATCTGTGAGGATAAAAAAATTAATTTTAAGACTGGTGATTTAATAATATTTCCATCTTCTTTTCTATATCCACATAAAGTAGAGCCCGTAACTAAAGGAAAAAGATATTCTTTCATAAGTTGGGTCTGGTAGCATCCTTGATTAAGGTCCATAAATGGACTATATTTTTGATCAAAAAATAGTATAATGGTTCACTATGGCTTTACGAAAAGTACAATTTTTACCTGGATTTAATAAACAACTTACCGAAACACAAGCAGAAGGACAGTGGGTTGACGGTGATAATGTTAGATTTAGATATGGCTCACCTGAAAAAATAGGTGGGTGGCAGCAACTAGGAACTGATAAAATAACTGGAGCTGCTAGAGCTATGCACCACATTGTAAATAGTAGTGGTATAAAATACTCTATAATAGGAACTAACAGAATACTGTATGCTTACTCAGGTGGAGTGTTTTATGATATACACCCAATTAAATCCACTACAACTTTAACCAACGCTTTTAGCACAACTAATGGATCTCCAACTGTTACTATAACTTTTTCTACGGGTCATGGCTTAAACGCTGGTGATATAATTTTATTAGATAATTTTACAGCTATTACAAACTCTAATTACAGTGCCTCTGATTTTGATGACAAAACATTTATGGTGACATCTGCACCAGATGCCACAACGATTACAATCACAATGCCTTCAAATGAGACTGGATCTGGAGCTACAACATCTGGAGGTATAAGAGTTCAAATATATTACCCAGTTGGACCTGCAGAACAATTACCTGGATTTGGTTGGGGCTTAGGTTCTTGGGGCGGTGAAGCTGCAAACCCACAAACAACAACTTTAAATGGCGCTTTGTTAAATGATGCTAATGGAACAGGAGGATCAGGAAGTTCTATTACGTTAACAAGCACAACAAACTTTCCATCGGCAGGAACAAACTTTATAAAAGTAGGAACAGAAGAAATATCTTACACAGGAGTTTCTGGCAACGACTTAACAGGAATTACAAGAGCGGTTAGAAACACAACAAGAGCTGCACACTCAGATGGAGCCACTGTAACAAATACTTCAGACTTCGTAGCGTGGGGCGAGGCAGCATCTGGAGATTTAGTTATTGATCCAGGTCTTTGGTCTATTGATAATTTTGGTAGTAAGATTATTGCATTGATACATAACGGACAAGTTTTTGAATGGAACTCAGATTCAGTCACTGCAAATGCAACCAGAGCTACAATTATTACAGGTGCGCCAACAGCATCGAGAGATATGATCGTATCCACACCGGACAGACACTTAGTATTCTTTGGAACAGAAACAACAATAGGAGATCAGTCTTCGCAAGATCAAATGTTTATTAGATTCTCTGATCAAGAAAATATTAATTCTTATACACCTACAGCGACGAATACAGCCGGCACACAGAGGCTTGCAGATGGTTCAAGAATTATGGGAGCAGTTAGAGGTAGAGATGCAATTTATGTTTGGACTGACACGGCTTTATTTACACAAAGATTTATCGGTCCACCATTTACTTTTGGTTTTGCTCAAGTAGGAACAAACTGTGGATTGATAGGACAAAACGCTGCTATTGAGGTTGATGGAGCTGCGTATTGGTTTTCAGAAAATGGTTTCTTTAAATATGCTGGTGCTCTACAATCTTTACCATGTTTAGTTGAAGATTTTGTTTTTGATAATTTAAACACCACAGCTAATCAACTTATAAATGCTGGACTAAATAATTTGTTTGGTGAAATTAATTGGTTTTATTGTTCTTCTGGATCAACAGTTGTTGACAGAGTAGTAACATATAATTATTTTGAGTCTTCACCACAAAGACCAATATGGACAACGGGCACACTAGATAGAACAACGTGGCAAGATTCTGCTGTTTTTGGAAAACCTCACGCTACAGATTATGATGCTGACTCAAACAACTCTTATGATGTTGTTGGTAATACAGACGGTTGTACAATATATTATGAACATGAAACAGGCACAGATCAAGTTACATCTACCGCAACTACTGCCGTAACTTCTAACATACAATCAGGAGACTTTGATATAAGTCAAGGTGGTGATGGTGAGTTTTTTGCAAAGATTAGAAGATTTATTCCTGACTTTTTATCACAAACAGGTAACACACAAATAACATTAAACTTAAGAAATTTTCCAAATAATACTGAGGCAAGTTCAGCTCTTGGTCCTTTTACAATCTCATCGTCAACGGAAAAAGTTGATACGAGAGCTAGGGCTAGAGCGGTATCTTTAAAAGTTGCAAATACAGCTGCAGAGCAAAGTTGGAAACTTGGTGGATTTAGATTAGATATACAACCGGATGGAAGAAGATAATGGCAAAGATAGTACAAATATTAACAAGACCTAGTAAAGAATATAGACAAGACGTGGCTGATGCACAAGTAAGAGATCTTGATGCTATTATACAAAAATTAAATACAACGTTTCAACAAGAATTAAAAGATGAGGTAGAAGCTGAAAACTTCTTTTTAAATTAATGTCAAATAGTTTCGTAAACGCAAAGGTAGATTTAACATCAACAGACAACACAACGTTGTACACAACTCCAAGTGCTAATGTTGCTTTGGTAAAATCAATACTAGTATCTAACGATTCTGGTTCTGGATGTAATTTAGATGTTACTTTAACCGATGCTTCTGGTAATGTGTTTAGTTTATTTAAAACCAAGACCATAGCAACCAATACGACAACTGAACTTTTAACTCAACCTCTTGTGGTGGAGGAGAGTGAGATATTAAAGGTACAAGCTAGTGACGCGAATGAGCTGCACGTTATAGCTTCTATATTACAAATACAGCCAAGAGAGGTAACCACATAATGAAAGAACTAAAACCAGAAAAGATAATAGAGACCATAACTAACAAAAAGACTGGAGAAAAGTACAAAAATGAAGAAGACTGGAAGACAAAAGGTGTGTCTCCAGAGGATATTAGGAGGGATGTTTTGGTGGTTATGCCAAGTCTTGATTTATTTCCTAAAACCAAGTAGATTAATAAATTCAGGATTTACAAGCCTGCCAACAAGGATTTAATTAAATATGCCAATAACAAGAGGACAGATGAAAAGACAATTACGTATGGGTGGTGGTATTATGGATATCGTACCCAGAGAGCAAGCATTATTAGGTGGTATTAAAAAAGCCGCTAAGAAAGTTGGTAAAACAGTAAAGAAAATTGCAAAGTCTGATCTTGGTAAAGCTGCATTGTTATATGCAGGTACAGCAGGACTTGGAGCTTTGGGTGCAGGTCAAGCAGGAACTGGTTTTAAATTTTTAGGAAAAGGTAGTTTTTTATCTCCTAGTAATGTTTTTGCAAATTTAGCAACCACTGGTAAAAAATTAGGAATTTTAAAATCTGTTGCAGACTATGGACAAGTTCCAACAAGATCAGGGCCTCTTGCTAAATTTTTTGATAAACCCTTAAGTTCACTAGCAAATGTAGTAACAGGTGGTGGTCAGGGTGGAGGAATAACTAAACTAGCCACACTAGGACTAGTATCTAAATTTTTAACAGATTCATTAGGAATGCCACCAGAACAAGCTGAAGCAGAACTAGCTAGAGATCCATCAGGATATTTAGAAAAATATTATAGAAACTTAAATCCAAACGCAACAGAAGCAGAAGTAATGGAATTTGTTACAACAAACACAGCAGAGTATGCTGTAGGTGGTAGAGTAGGTTTTGATGAAGGAGCTGATAAAAAAATTCAAATGATAAAAGATATGCTTTCAAGAGGAGCAGATGATGAGTTAATTAAAGATATTACTGGAGCATCACAAGCAGAAATTGATCAAGTTAAAAATTCTAAGGCTATGGGTGGTAAAATGGATACTCCTAGCGATAATGCTGTGCAAGCGGCGGGTATCGAGGGGCTTCCAATTAGACAAAATAAAGCTGGTGTAAAAGAATTAGATCTTAGAAATACTGGTGGATTTATACAACCAGTTGGTATAAAAGAAAAAGAAGATGACATTCCAGCGATGTTATCAAACAATGAATTTGTATTTACAGCTGATGCCGTAAGAGGTGCAGGAGATGGCGACGTTGAGTTAGGCGCACAAAGAATGTATGATACTATGAAAAGATTAGAGGCAGGAGGAAAAGCATAATGGCAGAAGTAGTAAGAACAGCCCCAGCAGAGTTTATTGAAGCGGGTGCAAAAACATATCTTGACGATCTAACAAAAGCAATTGGTGATTTTAAAACCACAGATCTCTCTACTATTATGGGTCCACAGTTTGTTGCTGGACCTGGTGCATTAACAACACAAGCAGAAGGACTTGCAACAGGTCTTGGTGGCTTTCAACCTTTTTTAACTCAAGCACAACAATTAACAGGACCTACAGCTTTTCGATCTTATTTATCACCTTTTCAACAAGATGTTATTGATACAACATTAGCAGAATTTGACGTGCAAGCTGCAAAAGGTTTACCTTCATTAGCAGCTCAAGCTGTTAGTGCAGGAGCATTTGGCGGAGGACGAGAGGGTGTACAAAGAGCAGAATTCCAAGCAGCATCAGATAGAAATAGAGCTGCACTACAAGCTCAATTATTAGGACAGGGTTTTGCACAAGCACAAAATTTAGCTCAAGCAGACTTTGCTAGAAATTTAAGTTTAGCACAACAAACACCTGCATTGTTAGGTCAACAGATCTCAGCATTAACAGGTTTAGGCGCGCAGCAAGCAGCGAGAGCACAACAAGAGTTAACAGCCAGACAACAACTTGCATCAAGACAAGCGTTACAACCATTAGAAGCAGCACAACAATTTGGTTCTGGTGTTACACAATTAATTGCAGGATATCCTGGTAGAGAAAACATTTTACCACCGGCAGCTACACCATCACCATTAGCAACAGGTTTAGGAACTGCATCAACATTAGCTGGTATTTACAGATTAATTAATCCAGCACAACAAC